TCACAAGTCCTGTACAGGATGCCGATACTGGCATTTGGCATTTTGAATTTGATGTAGTGGATCCAGCTTCAATTTTTTGTGACGGCGACCCAGTAGGATACTTACTAAGCGACTGTGCGGGTGTACCTATGATTTTAGGCCTGGACGAAGCTGCAGGAATATCTGCATTTATGATTAGCACAGGCCCAGACGCTAATATTTGGTTTGACCTAATAGTTCAAAACGACGATAAATAATACATCCTAGGACTAGACATGGTTGATACTACTGACATTGAAAAAAAGAGTTTGGAAGCACATGTTGAATTGTGTGCAGAACGGTATCGCTATCTTGAAGAGAAGTTAGATTCTCTTGAGTCTAGGTCTATCGAAAATAACAAAATGATTTCTGATATAAAGAGTATGGTACAAACAGTAGTAAACAAACGCAACGATCAAATAATTAGCTGGGGTGTAGGCATCATTATTGCACTAGGCAGCGTAATTGGTTGGTTTATAACGCATTACGTGATTAAATGAAAAAACAAGACTGGATTCTGCAACGCTTAGAACAGATTATCGAGCCAGATTTGGCTCATCTGAAATCTAAGATGATACTGGAACACGATAATCAATATCATGTATTTGATCAATATGTGATTGATCGCACTCTAGATAAAACTTATAGAGTTGCTAGAAAAAGATACACAGATAAGAACTTTTCTAGTTTGCCTGTGGCACTCAGTTGGTGTATTGCAGACAAGCGACAGGATACCAATTTGGCTTATGCTATACAAGATTTAGATCAAGAATACATTAGAATTTCAAACGATGTGTATGCACGAGAAACTTTGCTAAAACGTATCAAAGATCCGGATCGCAGAGAAGTAACACAATTAAAGATTACCACCAAAAAAGACGGTTTACGAGCCGTGGAAAATCGACTAGCCAAATGTGTTAGTTTGGCTAAATACTATCAGATACGAGGATTCAACCGCGATGAAACTGCACGAACTAGACACACTCAAACAACAAGATAAAGCAGAACGAGTACTGGAAACTAGACTAGGTCAAACTGTCTCTTTCAGTAATCTTTCTCTACGCGAATCACGCCACATGCTATTGCGTGTACGTGGTTTGATCAACGAGCACAGAGCTAGTGCTGCTTCACATTCAAGCGAACGTGATCCAGCTTATCTCAAACTGCTTATGCTTGAATCTGGACTTAAAGGTCGACTGAAAGAAGTTGCTCCTATTGTCCCAGGTCAACCTGCAGCAGGGTCTGCTGGCGCTGCTGGCGCTGTTCCTGTTGATACAAAAGATCCCAAAGTACAAGCTGCGATGAAGAAATCGGAAGCAGGACAACCTTTGAATAAAGACGAAGAAGCACTTGTTGGGGCAGTTGCTGCCAGTGCTATGCCAAAAGAATCACGCATTGCTCGCCGTAGACTACGCGAAAGCGAAATTCAGCAAGCACAGGTTGTTCTAGCTGCACAAGACATGGTTGATCAAATTCAAAAGATGTTGGAGCAGATCAGTGCCATGCAGTTCAAAGACTTGCCAGCTCTAACAGACTCGATCAAGAACGACATGGGTCCTGATCAAGCCACTGCTTATCAATCAGCTACTGCTGCTGCACTTACACAATTGCTACAATCAGTACAGCAAGGTAAGACAGCATTAGAAGGTGCACAAGGTACACTGACAGGACAAGCTCCTGTTGTGCCAGGTGAAGAGCCAGCTGCTGACATGGGCATGCCACCAGAAGGCGGTGATGAACTCAACCCAGCTGCTGATATGGGCATGCCACCCGAAGAAGGCGGTGATGCAGCCACAGACGAACTAGGCAATGCTGTTTCGTTAGGCCGTGATCGTCGCGGTGTAGCAGAAGCTAAAAAGAAAGGAAGCAAGCCAGACTTTTTAGATGTTGACAAGGATGGCAACAAGAAAGAGCCATTCAAGAAAGCTGTCGACGACAAGAAAGCAGGTCCTAAAAAAGGCGTAAATCCCTTCGCTAAAAAGAAATAATGCGATTAGTTGAGTTCGATGTTCCATCTGCACAAACAGAGAAATTGGCTGCACTAGGTCAATTTCTCTTGTCTCGCGCTCAAAATACCAGCGCAGAGAAAAAAATATCGATCGCAGCATTTTTAAAGTTAGCTAATAACATGGGTATTAGTTTAACTGATGATCAACTACGCAACTTATCACAACAAGAACCTCTCAGTGCAATTATTGCTGATATCAGCGGTGACAGCGAGACTGGAGAAATTATGTTTAAAGGTGCAGATGAAGTAGCCCCTAACATGAGTGTAGACCAAGCTCGCGACACAGTCGATTCAATGGCTAAACGAGCATTAAACAAAAAAGGAATTTGATATGTTAGAAACAATTTTCTGGATACTAGTAGGTGCGTTCGTTGGTTGGAATTTCCCACAACCTGATTTTGCTAAAGCTATACAAGCAAAGATCCAAGGCTTCTTTAAGAAATCGTGAATCTGGTTTATATTCACGGAGCTTCGGCTTCCGCGGATAGTTTCAACTACATTCGTCATCATTTAAATCATCCTGCTGAAACTGTTATAGAGTACAACAGTTACCATGGGTTCAAAAATAATCTAAACAGAATGCGAGAAACTATTTCGCAATCTCGAGACTCAATCTTTTTTGTGGCTCATAGTCTGGGTGGAATTTATGCTCTCCACTTGGCACAACATTTTTTCAATCGAGTAGCGGGTGCAGTCACACTTAGTACTCCCTACGGCGGCTGTCGCGAAGCTGTATTTGCTCAATTCTTTTTACCATTCAATCAACTCATGCGCGACATCAGTCCTGGCAGCGAACCCATGTCCAGCGTACCTAAAATGTCAGTACCAAAACGCTGGACCAATGTGGTAACTACTTGTGGCAGTAGTCCTTTTATAGCAGCTCCTAATGATGGTGTTGTAACAGTAGACAGCATGACGCATTTATCAGATCAAATGGAATTGGTCTTTTCCGAATCCACTCACTACGAAGTAGTTTTATCGCCAGAAACAGTAAATATTATTACAAACAGAATTTGACAAACTAATTAGTTGATGTTATACTATAGATGTATTAGCAGTGCATTTTTGGAGTCCGACACATGTTAATATGTAGTTGTAATAAAGATGGTTTAATTTATCTCTCAGGAGAATATTATGAAGAAAATTATTTTAACAGCCGCCCTACTCGCACTTACTACGACCACAGCCATAGCTGGTGGTTACGGATATGGAAATCGCGGCGGCTATAACGGCTATAACGGTTATCGTGGTGGCAATGGATGGAACTATGGTGCTGCTGCATTAGGTGGTGCCATTATAGGTGGTGCATTGGTATATGGTGCAACACGTCCTTACTATTATGCACCTGCTCCGGTATATGTAGAGCCTCCGGTGTACTACGCACCACCGCCAGTGTACTACGCTCCCCCAGTTAATACAGCTCCAAACAGCCCGGCTCCTGTATTGTATTGGGATGCCAATTGTCAGTGTTACAGATAATATGAACCCCAACCTAATGCGCCAGTATGTAGATTTAATTTTTGAAGCCAGTAGTCCTGCGATCGTCGGATCCTACAAGTTGATTTCATACGATCCTGCAACACGAATTGCAAAATTAGAAGGACACGATGATATTAAACTTGCTGACACATGCGAAGATAATATCAAGCCGGGATACAACTATGCATTTGAAATGTCAAATGGTCAGGCAATACGTGTAATCTTAATGGTGGTAGATACAGTCATCTACACCAATACAGAAGTACTAATGATTAAACGTAAGCATCCTCCATTTGCTGGACATTGGGCATTGCCAGGCGGGTTTATTGATCCAGGCGAAACACCCAAGCAAGCAGCAATGCGAGAACTGGTTGAAGAAACAGGACTTGAAGTTTCTGCACTGAATTTTGTAGGCGAGTATAAAACACCCAGGCGAGATCCTAGAATGGAACATGTCTGGAGTTATGCATTTAGCTTACATGTTGATGCCAAGGAGTCTGTTAAAGCAGGTGATGACGCTAGCCGAGCAGAATGGATTCCTATTAAACAACTTAATAAACTACAATTGGCATTTGATCACGCAGATATAATTAAACAAGCACTAGGAGTGTAGAATGGCATATTCAGAAAAAGTATTAGATCACTACGAGAACCCACGCAACGTTGGATCGTTTGACAAAGGTGATCCAGATGTAGCAACCGGTATGGTAGGGGCACCGGCCTGCGGTGACGTAATGAAATTACAAATCAAAGTTATTGACGGTATTATTACAGATGCAAAATTCAAAACTTACGGATGCGGTTCGGCCATTGCCAGTAGCTCATTGGTTACTGAATGGGTCAAAGGCCGAACTCTTGACGAAGCAGCGACAATTAGAAATACTGAAATCGCTCAAGAACTCGCCCTCCCCCCGGTTAAAATACATTGCAGCATCCTTGCAGAAGATGCTATCAAAGCAGCAATAGCAGATTACAGAAGCCGACATGATAACACTAACTGAAACAGCAGCAGCAAAAGTTAAATTTAATCTAGCACAACGCCCCACTGGGCTCGGTCTATTGATTGGAGTCCGTACAACTGGATGTAGTGGATTAGCATATAAATTAGAATATGTCGATCAGCTGCATACAGTACAAGACTATGACAACTACAACTGTCATGGAGTCAGTATTTGGGTCAATCCCAAAGACATGCCCTATCTTTCAGGAATGAAAATGGACTGGGTCCGCAAAGGTCTAAACGAAGGTTTTGATTTTATTAATCCAAAAGAAGCAGCACGATGCGGCTGCGGAGAAAGTTTTACAATCTGATGATAACACAACGATATAATTATGCCCCGCTTAGTCGGGAAACCGTCGACGGCAAAAGGCATTACTGTTTGCCAAGTGGCAAAAAAGTCCCCAGCGTCACAACAATCTTAGACAAAACCAAAAGTCGAGAAAGTCGCGAAGCACTGGCTAACTGGAAAAAGAACGTTGGCGAACAACGTGCCCAGCAAATTACCACAGAAGCTGCCAATCGCGGCACACGCATGCACAGCTACTTAGAAACATACGTGATGATGGATGACTTGAAACCCTTGCCCAGTAACCCATTTGCACATCCAAGTTGGTTTATGGCTGCGGAAATTATACTTCACGGACTTGGTCAAGTAGATGAATTCTGGGGTGTAGAAGTCCCTGTTTATTATAGTGGCTTGTATGCAGGTACTACAGACTGTGTGGGGCTATGGAACGGCAAGCCCGCTATTATTGACTTCAAACAAAGCAATAAAGTTAAAAAGCGTGAATGGATTGAAGACTACTTCTTACAGTTGGCAGCTTATGCATTGGCACACGACGAAATGACCGGTACTGAAATTGACCAAGGCGTTATTTTAATGGCTGTGCAGCCTAAGTTATTGGAAGATCAAACTTATACAACTCCGCAATACTTGGAATTTGTAGTTGCAGGGGAAGAGTTTGCCCACTGGAAAAACGAATGGATCAAACGTGTAGAGCTCTACTACCTAACAGCATAAATACCTAATCAAATAGGTATACGTAAATGGCCATTGTACAAATCTCAAGAATTACAAATCGCAAAGGGTTGATTGAAAACCTACCGCAGTTGGCTGGCGCCGAATTAGGATGGGCAGTCGATACACGTCAACTGTTTATCGGTAACGGAACACTACAAGAAGGTGCTCCTGTAATCGGAAATACTGAAATCTTAACAGAATTTTCAGATATCACAGCAGTCAGCAACTACACCTACAAAGACATTGCAGTTGGATATGCTGCTCAAACAGGGCCAACTGCCAGCGATCCAATTGTGCGTACTGTACAAGCCAAGCTAGATGACTTCGCAGACGTTAGAGATTTTGGTGCTGTTGGCGATGGTTCTGCTGATGACACAGCAGCCATCAATCGTGCCTTATTTCAATTGTACTGTGTGGAAGCCAACACACAAATACGTCGTTCGCTGTATTTCCCAGCTGGCACTTACAAAATAACAGAAACTATTATCATTCCTACCTATGCTAAACTGGTAGGCGAAGGTGCAAACTGCACCACAATTTACTTGGATACCAGCAGCGACATCTCTAGTCTCAGCGCATACGTAGCTCGCTATGGTGATAGCCTGCAGCAGACCGGTGTCAACATTGGCAACAACGGTGCTACAGCTCCTACTAACATTGAAATTAGTTCAATGACATTTCAAACAGTAGAAACCACAGACGTATTCCTAGTAGAAGATGCTACACAATGTTATTTTGATAGTGTGAACTTTGTGGGTCCATTGACCGCAGCTGACATTATTGCCACGCCCAGCGCCGACAACATTGCTGGTGTGCGTTTTGCCAGCACAACAAGTCTGGTATGTAATCAGATCACATTCGACAAGTGCCGATTCCAAGGGCTCACATACGGTATCAACACAGATCAACAATGTCAATCTGTCACGGTCAGCAATGGTGCTTTTGTTACACTATATCAAGGCATTTCTTTGGGTACTGGTGCTCCTGTCAATGGCGGCGCTACAGGATTCCGTGCAGTACAAAATCTCTTTGATGAGATATATTCAGAAGGCATTGTTTATGACAACGTCAATCTTAATGTGTCTGCGTACAATGTATTCTACGATGTAGGTAATCAGTATTCCACTAGTCCTGTAACTCCTGTGATCTTGTTTGGCAGCGACAATAATGTGTCTATTAGCGATATGTTTGAGCGCGATGATGTTGATGCACAGATTGAACCCAGGGTAGAAATCACAGGTTCTGCCACTACAACTGGCACACAGATACAAGTAGGGCATTATGCCAGAGAGAATGGTAGAATCTTTACCTTGGCAGATAATCAAAGTAATCAAACTATTTTTACAACTGATACTTCCAATATCAAAGCTTACGAAATGACCTACACTATCATAAGAAATACTGTAGTACGTTTTGGAACTTTGGTTGTCACAGCAGGATCTGTATCGCCTGCAGTGAGCTATGCAGATGAATATACTGAAGACGCCAGCTCTGGTATTACACTCAGTGTAACAAGATTAGGCGATGTAGTCAGCGTACTTTATTCAAGTACATCAACCGGTTTATCCGGCACCATAACATATTCATTAGCACGGCTAGCGTAATGTGGCAACTGACGTATCAGGAAAGGCTGGCCGATTGGGTTCGTCTTCGGCAAGCAGCAGCACCTCTCGAACAATCTCAACAGCTGATGTTAATCAATGATTGGTGGTTCAAAGCACCAATCATTAATCATTTAATACACTGGGAGGATTCAAAAAGCTGGCCAACTCCCTGGCACTTATTGAATAATAATGGCTATTGCGAGCTTGCAAGGGCATTGGGTATAGTGTATACTGTAATGCTAGTAGAAAATTACACAGATTTAAAAATTATACAAACAAAAGAAGACAATTTAGTCCTGGTCAACGATGGGAAATATATATTGAATTGGGCTCCGGGTGAGACGTTAAATACCCACTCAACACCAATAACCACTGTTAAGAACACGGTCGACAGTTCTGAATTAAAAAGTTTTTTACAATAAGCGACAAATGACAATTCAAGTACAAAAAAGAAACGGTAATCGTGAGCCTTTGAACATCGATAAATGTCAATCACAAAAA